GCAGCAGTTAAAAGACGTTCAACAGGAATCTGGGACTCCAATTCATATACCCTCTTATCAAAGGCATCATATCTTTTCGATTCATCACTAGTAACAGCATCAACAAACTCAACGTATTTTTCTATATCAACTTGACTGCTCATTTTTATCCTCCCTAACCCTATCTTTAATGTCCTGATGCAATCTATTCAAAGCTTTTCTCACTTCAGAAGTTTCTTCCCAACTCCACTCCTCTTCATTGCCTTTCTTTTCTTTTTTAAACGATTTCTTTGCCATTAGAATTTAAAGTCGCTAAATGATTTCTTAGAAGTTCTCTCCTCATTAGTATACTCTTCTTCCTTTCCATTGTCAAGGAGATCATCTTGCGCAGACTGTTCACAATCATACAGTCTCATCTTTGCCCTATCAATACCAACAACAAAACGTTTATGTATAGAAAGATCGTTATATCTGTTCTTCAATTGTTTTACAAGTATCTGTCCAAGCCCCTCCAACTCTTCAGTAGAAATAAGGGCAAACATAAGATCAGCAGTAGCAGGGAGACCAAAGGACTCACTAGTGTCAGTAAGTTCAACATCAGAGCTACCATAACCAGAACGAGTGGTCTGAGTAGCAGATATGATAGGGACGTTTGCTTCGACAGCCAATCCTCTAAGTTCTTCAGCAATTGCTTTAATATATGAATATGAATTGACAGTGCTATTTCCGCGATACCTTTCGGAAGCACATATATTAAGGTAATCAATGAAAATAATATCAGGTCTAAATGACTTCTTAAGTGCAAGCTCATTAAGAAGTGACTTAAAATGTCCACTGTGCGCACTCGCAGTAGGATACTCCTTAATAATTAGTTGACCTTGTGTCTTCTTTGTCAGGTTTGTAACCTTTGCTTCAAACATTTGTTTTGGAAGGTCAACAATCTCTTGGATGTTTACATTTAGAAGGTTTGCATCAATTCGTTCAGCAATGCGCTCTTCTGCCATTTCCATTGTAATGTACAGAACGTTCCTCCCTTGGAGCAAGACGGAGCTAGCCACATGGCACATGAATAGACTTTTCCCGACGCCCGTACCAGCAAGAGCGATATTAAGAGTTTTGTTAGGGAGCCCACCTTTCGTGATTTTATTAAAATAGTCGAGATCAAATTCAATTCTTTCCTCCTTTCTATGATAAGACTCATATCGTAATTCATAATCCTCCAAATAATCATGGCCTACATGATTGTCAAAACTAACCGCAAGAGCATCAGATAAAATAGACGGAATGGCATCTGGTGCCTTCTTATTATCACCACCATCAGCAATCTGAATTGATTCAATCAAAGCAAGATAAATTGCCCGATCACGGCACCATTTTTCAGTAGTGTTGACCAACCAATCAAATTCTACAACATCATCTTCAAGACAACTGACTACATGAGAAATCTGTTTATAAGAGTCCTCATTTATATCTCGTCTCTTTTCAATTTCAATGTTGAGTATCTCTTTTGTAGGAATCTCATTATATTCTGAAGAAAATGTGGAGATCTCATCGAAAATTACCTTATATTTATTATCCTCAAAATACTCCTCTTTGAGGAAAGGAAGAACTTTTCTCAAGTATTCTTCATTGTGTATCAAATTTTTTAAAATCAAAAACTCAATCTTGTCCATCAAGTACCATAACTAAATTGTTCCTTTGCAATTGTATCAAGTTTCTCCATCACCTCTGGTGTGAAGTATTGTTCTGGATCTTTCAATATGGCCTTAGCATAAACCTTCTTACCATTCATCTCATAACGTCCAGCAACGTTCTTCCAGAGTCCACCAAGTTCTCCTAACTCAAGAAGACCATAATATCGATCAAGACCACGCTCATCATAATACAAACGAATCTCAACTTGCTTGTTCTCTTTACTTAAACGTGATTTGTGCGTCTTTGCCTTGATAATGTTTCCAATGACTTCTTTTCCATCCTTCTCCTTTTTCTTTCCAAGATAAATGATTGTACTTGCCGCGTACTTGAGTCCCGAACCTCCTCCCATCTCTTTAGTTGGAACATAAGCTCCGATGACATCATATGTATGGTTTGTGACAATGAGCGGGACATTTGCTTGACCTAATTTAAGTGTTAACATTCTGAACGCGCCTTTGACCAATTGAGATTTGGTCATATCACGAACTTGCTTATCATCCAATGCGTCTCTAATCTCTTTCTCAGTAGAGAGCATTCCCAAAGAGTCTAACACAAACATACAAGGTTTACGTTCAGCTTCAGGTTTTTTTAAGTATATATCTACAGCCTTAAGAGCCTTCTGCCTAAACTCTTCAATTGTAACTACATTAATAACAACAAGACGAGAAGTATCAATTGCACGGGATTCTACAAGAGACTTGGTGATAGCAGCTTCAGTGTCAAAATATAAACAATACCCATCAGGATTAGAGTCAAGAAAGTTTTTGACCACAGCGAGAGCAAAGAAAGTCTTACCAGTAGAAGACTCACCAGCAATGGCAGTAATCTTATTCCCAGAAACACCACCAAAAATGGAACCCGAACACATTGCGTTAAATATATAACTCCCTGTATCCACGAAGGTTTCGTTTTCTTCGATGTCTGATGCGAGTTTGGTAAAGTCATCCCCAATCTCTTTTACAATGTCGGTTAAAAAGTCCATGTTTAATCATCTAGGGTAATAATTTTTTTCCAATAAGGAGTAGACCCACTCACTATGTGGATCATTCTTGACAGAATTTGAACCTCTTCAAGAGAAAATAAGATCATCGGGGGTTTGATAGAACAGTACCAGACCTTATACATTATCCAAAGAAAGAATCTAGGTTTACTGTTTTTTCTACATTCCATCCAATGGCATCAAGAATAACCTTTACAGGTTCCAAGAAAGCTTTGTTGAATTGTAAGTCATAATCAACATACTTGTCAAGACCAAGTTCATGTGGAAAATCAGAAATGAATGAGATCACATTCTCACGAATAATATTCGGTTTCTTCAAATAACAGAATTTAATCTTTTCACCATTGTTGATAAGAGAATACTTATTTGTCAACTTCTTTTCTTTTATGTAGTGATTAAACAGTAGGGCCCCACGACAATGAATAGGAGTTCCCTTTGAATAGATTGTTGCATGTGCCTTATACTTCTGAACATCAGAAACAGATCTAGGAAAAGAAATATCTTCAATAGGAAGTTTCTTAAAGTCACTTCTACATTGATCAATATATTCAATGACCTCATCCTCTGTTCCACTCATCATCAATTTGAGAGCACCCTTAATCATACTTCTACAAGGTGCTGGAGTCGATGACTTAACTGCCTCGATACCCATGATCTTAAGTTTAGGATCTTCATACCTAACTCCTTCACTATCCCAGACATTAAGGATGTATCTCTTCTTGGCAGTCCAGATTCCACGATCTGCAATGTTCTCTCTCTTCATTTGCATCTTCTGATCGTATGCATTCACATACGTCGCAAGATCTTGATAAGAGGATTCGATAAACGGTTCCAATTTCTCTTGACAGACCTTGTCAATGATCGAAACAACTTTACTCGTATCACTAACCTTATCACCAAGAAATTTATCAACAATAGGTCCAAAGTTAAGATAGATTGAATCGGTGTCAGATGCAATGACATAATCCACATCTTCTGTAGAGAGTAGTTTATTTAGGTATCCATTCATATGATTTTCAATCCAACGAATAGATGTCTGACCAGACATAGTAATCGCTTCTGCATTAGCAAGTTTAAAGTACCTGAAGTATGCATTACCAATTGCACCGTAGGCAGAGTTCAAACAAATCTTTCTCACCATCTGAAAGTTATTAAACTTGGCAATATCTTTGATTGTTTGTGTTCTCTGTCTACGAAGAACTGGATCTTTATTGATCTTAAGTTTGGACTCAATATCAACCAATTTCTGTTTAGACTTCAACATCTCATTCTTGAATGCCTTACGTTCATCATACATCTTCTCCATCAGTTCAGGCAGAAAACCCTTCACTCTATGATAAAGAGAACCATTTGATGTTATAGTAAGATTAACCTTTCTCAAAGGATCTAAATCTAAGGACTCGTCAAGAAGTTTATCTACATTAACTTTATTGGAAAGTTCCCTCACCCTCTTAAGTGCATCAAGTTCTTCTGCAATTTCCTCACGGGACATTTTACGAACATCTTTCCACATATCATTGCTCCATAATTTTAGTATGTTTCTTGCGGTTTTCATTCATAGTAATAATTTGTAAGTTGTCTTCGTGATGCTTTCCACCTTTAGAAATTGGAATGATGTGATCTACTTCTCCAATTCGGCAATACGATTATTAACCTCATCAATACTCACAAGAGTTTCTGGTGAGATTGAATATTGCATAATTAAATGCGGATAAAGCGAATTCAAATCAAAACTTACAACCCAATCATAAACACCAGGTTCGGGTTCCTTTACATAGGCACCAGCAAACTTATCACTCTTATCGGTCTGTGTCTTAGGAGGAATAACAATATTCCTCTTCTTCAAATAGTTATAGATGATAGAATCCCAAAGACGAACTTGAAACATTGGATCACCAAAATTCACCTTACCATCATATGCCATGGTAATAACAAGTTCAATCAGTTTCATCTTGTCTTCCATACGGTCAACAAGTTCTACGTCAACGATATTATAATCAACGAACTTTTTCCAGTTACCTGTATAGAAATCTTTAAAGGTATCAAACTCACTATGATCCAGTTTCTTCTGTCCCAGTTCAACTTCTGCAATGAAGTCCAATCGATATGACTCACGATTCACATAGGTAAACTTCTTATACAGTTCCAGATAGTCCAGGTCTGTGATACCACCAATATCATAGATATAAAACATACGACCATTGATCCAGGTCTCCTTCTTAGTCGCGAGACCCCATGGAGACAAGTTCCTAAGGGCTCTTTCACCCAAAATCCTATCGACCCTTCCACAGATATATGGGATATCATACAGACGGGTGTTCCACCCTGTGACCACATCAGGATAATCTTTCATCCACCAATCGATGAATGCAAGGAGCATGTCCCTCTCTTCAGGATAATAATGATAGGTAACATTATCTTGACTAGGAGTATATGGTTTTCTACCCCAGGTTGTAATTTTCTTGGTTGCATAATCCTGAATAGAGATGGTCAACATCTCCTCAGAACAATGTTCAGGATCAGGAAATCCTTCTTCTGATGCAACCTCAATATCAATGGTCACAAGTTTCATCTTCTTGATGTCAAACTTGATCTCATTCTGAGGATATTTGTCAGAGATATATTGGTAAATATACCTCTCATTTCCATAGATCTTGAAGTTCTCAATCTCCTCGTACTTCTTAAAAAAGTCTCTACAATCTCTTACTGTTCCAGGTTGAATAGGTTCTACACATTCACCTTCCAGTGTTTTATATTTTGTATCTACCTTAGATTTAACATACAGAGTTGGACGATAATTGTCATCACGATATTGGACTCTCTTACCATTTTCATAACCACGAACAAGGAACTGATTTCCAATCATCTGTATGTTTGTGTAGAAATTCATTCCTTAAGTAGTTCTTCATACATTCCTTTTAGTTTACCGTTAGGTTCCATGATTGTCAATATCTTTTCAGAGTGAATCATAAACTCATTCTGATTTGTGAGGTCCACAAACCATGGAGACAATGTCATTGTACTAGAATTAAGAATAAAAGGTTCTATCAGTTTACAGTCTGGTTCACCCAGGTCTGCTGAAACCTCTTCAATCTGAGTCAGAACTAGTCTCTGATCCATCAATGACAGTAGTTTCAAGTTTTCTATCTTCATTTTTCTTTACTCCTTTTTCATAAGCTTCTTTTAGTTCATCAATTGGTTCAGTTGCCGTGACAACCCAATCTGCTATAACAGGAATCATATCATCCTTACTTAGGGGCATCCATGGAGTAAGTTGCATTTTGAATGGATGTTGCTTATTTCCTTCATGTTCAGTTTCTTGTCCAACTAGTTTTACACGACACGGGTACCTGAGAAAGTAACCGATAACAGTTGGTTTTTCTTGATCACCCACACACATTTCCTTTACGTCGGCAATAACATCTTCACCAGACTTCAGTAGTAATAGTTTAATACTCATTTTTATATAAAAACTCTTTAAAATTATACCATAAAAAAATGGGGGTGTCCACTGGTTTGTGCCAATGGGCCCCGCAGCGACGATATTCCTTACTATTTAGAACCAGTCCTTACGTTGATGATGTTCTGGAACAATCCTCTTCATAGAAATTGTTAACAACCCATTCTCAAGTTGGACTGATCCAACTTCCGTATCCTCTGCCAGTGTCCAAGCTCTGGTGAAAGATCTTGCAGCCACTCCTCTGTGGACAAAAGTTGTTTCTTTTGTGGATTCTTCTCGTTTTCCTTCAACGAAAAGTTTTCCTTCTTCTGTGTAGACATTAACTTCTTCTGGTTTGAATCCTGCCAAAGCTAACTCTAGTTGTGATTCTGTATCACTGACTTGGATGAGGTTGTATGGAGGATAGTTTGATGTTTCTTGACCTCTTAGGATTCTATCGATGTAGTCATCCATTCCAATTGTGTTGCGCGTAATCCTGTCCATGAATTTGTCCAGGTCGGCAGCATTGTACTTCATGAGATTGGCCATGTACTTCTCCTTAAATAAGCGAGATTTGATTGTGTGAACCCCGAAGGCGTTCACTTATTATTTATAACAGAAAAAACAAAAAAACGGAGTAGTGAACCCCGTAGATTTTTATTCGGTTATCAATAATTTTCGATATCTACAAATCTTTTACTATTCCTATAAGAATCGTGTTTACCAACAATCTGAGGAATACATCCATAAATCTCATAAGGAACAGTTTTGACAGGAAGTTTGAGTTCTCCCATTGGCCAATCCGAAGCATAGTCCCTTTCAACCATCATATAAGAAGATTCAAGTAAATATTGAAGCGCAACCACATACTTCTTCATGTTTCTTCTAGCCTCGGCAGGAACATGTCTCTTAGTATATAAAATTAACTTAGCAGGTTTGTTGCTTGTTACTCTAGGAATAATATGTTCTCCCCAATGACGAAACGGATAGTTATGACCATCTACACAACATAGAATACCGTTATCGTCGTTAATTGGCATACCAGCATCATTACACCAAGTTATCCATTTTTCACGATCTTTAGTATAGACCAGAGGATCACCACCTTCTTTACCGCGGGCCAATATTGCGTTGACAATCTTAGTGATATTACCTTTGGAAAACTTATTTTGAACTTCTAGATCATTATGTAAATAATCTCTGATAGAACTCTCATCAAAATTTAGTTCACCACACTTTATGAGAAAGAGACCACCAACAACAATAGATTCCATCGTTGCTTGAAATGCTGAAGGGTGACGGAGATTGTTCATCAATCCATCAGTGACACGATTCTTCTCAGAATCATCTCCAATAACATAGTAGAAAGCAGGGATTTGCTTTTCACCACGACGCTTTGCAGCGATTGCCCGACCACGACCATCAATAGGTTTTTGATTCGTTCCAAGCAAAATTGGAGGAACATTGGTTTTGAAACCTTCTACTTCAAAGGCATTTTCAAAAATTCCAATACGATCATTAGTATTACCTTGTTCACGGATAGCAAGGTTTTCCCAATTAGGATGATTTTCGTCTACAGTATTAAGATCAAGGGTTCCAATATGGGAAAACTTACCTGAAAGAATTTTTGGTGGGAGAATACCTTCAGTATTATAGTCCTCAAGATTAATCTCACCTACTCCATTAAATCCTGGAATACGGTGAGGACCTTCAATAGGTATTTGTTTGTTCATAAAAAAATAGCAATTAGCTTTTAAAAAATCTCACGGAGCAGTGCACTGTGAGATCTATATCTTACCATAAAAAAGACCCCTGTCAAGAGACAGGAGGTCTTTGGGTGTTCCGACTTTTGTAGAGACCGCACGAAAGGAGTCTCAGTCTTATTTATTCAGATTGTTCAACCTTCACATTATTCTTCTTACCAATATTATACTTCTGTTCCAGAGCCCACTCATTCTTATCCCTATAAGGAAGAACTTTGATTTGATTCAGTGGTGCAATGTCTCGAATCGATTCTTCAATGACAACATCTATGAGACCCCAATCAACAAGAAGGCGAGTAATACGATTCCTACGCTGAACATCATTAACAGTAAGATTAGCGTATTTACCATCAAGAGCAAATAATTCTTTAAAATGAACAATATAATATCTACCCTGTTTATGAAGGATATGACAGGATTGATACAATTTCTTTTCTTTACGTGATGCCACACCAATCCTTGTTAGTGTTTCTCTCACCTTAAGAAAGTCATCTGGTTCATTTAGCTTAACCTCTACCATTTGATCTTTTGACCAATTAACCTGAGGTTCAACAGTCTCTATCATTTTTTTCCACCAGTATCAAGTCGTTGTCTAATAAAATTAAGTTGCTCATGGGATAAAATTTTCAAAGCCTGAGATGCTTTCTCATTACTATAGCCATAGTATTGTTTTACACAATCTAAGTCTGCGACTTTATCTTTGCGGAGCCAGGGAGAGAATCTCTTCCTCTTTCTCAATATATTTAGATAGAAACTATATTGTATATCTTTGTCTAGAAAACTGTACTTGTTCATTTCATTAACAAACATAATACAATCCATGTATCCAGACAGACAACGATTGATGATATATGGTGGATATTCTTTAGCCAGTGAAGGATCGTCCTGAATCAGATTCTCCTTCGTAAAGTTAATTGAATTCAACCAATCCTTAAGTTCCATAATTTAAAGAATCAATTTCTTATTATCTGGTGTTACCAGTTTACTTCCATAGATTTGATTATACTTTGCTTCGATACTTTCATCAAGTTCTGCAATATAAACAATATGAGTTCTATTCACTGTAATCTCAGGTTGATCCTTATCAATCACAGTTGCCCAAGGGGCAAACCCAACCTGTTGACCTGTGGGAAGAACTACCAGACCATTCTTCATAGTCACCGTAGTATCAGTCTCAGAGACAAGTTCTGCTACGACTTCTTCACCAGTAGTAATACGAAATAGTTTTACGTTCATTTGATTTGTTCCAATACATTATTAACTGAGTTGGTCAACTGACGATAACCAGTTCCAACATATATTTGGCCCAAAAGTACAGAGACAGTTGCTGTAGCCCAAAAGATATAATACCATCTGGATTTTACTTGGGCCTTTAATTTCCTTCTATCTTTGGTCATTTGATTCCTTATTCCAAGGTCGTTGGTGATTAAGATTCATCCATTTTGGTAGATGTTCTTTAATCCATTTAATTATTTTCATCTGAAAGTGCATTCTACCATTATTTCTGTTAAACAAGCAAGTATATTTATTTCTTG